AGACGGTGATCGTGACTGCCATTAGAGATCCTCCGGCGCTACATGGACGAGCTGGTTGCTCGCAAGGATACCCGGCCGGGATCCGGCTACCAAGCCAGTTCCCTGAGTCTGCTCAACTTCGGGGCCACCGTGGTGGACGGATCACTTCCCCCATCGAACGGTGTCAGGAACACTTCCTCGCGAGGCTCCTCTCCTCCCCACTTCTCACGGTGGTACTGCTTGTTCAGCGGGTACGTCCGGTCGTTGGATTTCCGGCGTCCGATCTCCCTGATCGTCTGGCTCGCAAGGTGCCTCGTGGTGGCTGGGACATCAACGAACCAGACGCCCCCGACCCTCTTGGCCCTCCACTCCCAGTCGCAGTCCTCGCAGTAGGCCGGGTGGTAAGCCTCGTCGAACCAGCCGACCTTCTCGATGGCGCTATCGTTCACGGCGAAGGCCGCGAAACCGCAGTTCTCCAGCCACGCGAGCTGGGGTCCCTCGGCGGCCCACATGACATCCGCCAGGCGCTCCATGTCGCCCGGCGCGAAGATGATGTCGTCGTTGACGAAGAACCACCACGGAGCCCGTAGGTTGGCCTTGATGGCGAGGTTGACCGAGGCCGCGAAGCCAAGGTTCGTCCCCGGCCGGCAGACATGCCGATCAGGCAGCCACCGCCGGTCCTCGTCGTAGAGGCCCCCGTTGTCGATGACGTAGTAGCGCCGTACCTCCGCGTCGATGCTCGACTCCATCCCGTCGAGAAGGTCGTAGCGATCGAGGACCGGAACGGCGAGGACAGGGATCACGGGAAGGCCCGGTAGTAGTGGTGGACGATCCGGGCGATGAATGAGTGCTTGACCCCTGCTTCCCTCATGCGCTCCCACATGTCAGCATCGCCGTTCTGTCCCCTCTCCAGGCAATCCCGCCGGTAGCGGAACTCGAGCGATCTGCGGTAGATGTAGGACCCCTGGGTGACCTTCGACTCACCAAGCGGAAGCCTTCCGTAGAGCTGTCCGGTGGCCCGTGGAGGGTCTCCCTTGAAGGTGTCGCTCATGCCCCAGACGAAGTCCGCACCCGAGCGTTCGGCCTCAGCGAGCAGGACCTCGTGGTTGTCGGGCGTTTTCTCGTCATCGTCATTCAGGACGCTGACCCACTCTCCCCTGGCGAAGTCGAGTCCGTAGTTGAGGGCCGTCAACCCGTACAGACCCCAGCCCGCCGGTCCCCTCTGGTTGTCGAGGTCGATGTATCCCCCGGGGTAGATGTCGTGGGCCAGGTTCCAAAACCGGAAGCGGCGATCGTTCCGGCAGAGGGCCCCCATGGAGGCAACCGTCCCCTCGTCCGTCCCGTCACCGACGACGAGGCACTCCCAGTCAGGATCCGTCTGGGCAAGGATGGAAGGGATGGCCCGATCCATGAGGAGCCCTGGTCGGTTGTAGGTGGGGATGATGACCGAGATCATCACCGCCCCCAGAACTTCCTGATCGGTCTCTCGACCGGGATGATCTCCTTCTCGATCGTGTCGTGGCGGCCCCTCCAGCGGACCTCGTCTTCGGTCCAGCCGGCCTGGGCGTTCTTGTAGGTGTCGTCCCATGGTGCGGCGTTGGGCGACTCCCAGGCCGGGTGGAGGTGTTCCACGATCGCGTCGTTGGCCCATGCGAGCTCTCCCCTCATGGAGGCCGTGAAGAACATCTCGTTGTCCGCGAAGTTGTGCTTGTAGCCGGGGTGGAAGGCCAGCCCAGGTGCGTCGAAAACCGCCTGCTTCAGGTACTCGCGGTGGATCACGGCCTGCGTGCCGGCCATGTTGTGCATGTCGTTCATGACCACGCAGCGCGGTCCGGTCTGCATGAGTTTCAGGGAGTTGGTTAGCCAGCCCTTGTGGTGGATTACGTCGTCGGATCCGAAGAACATCGTCTTGGCGTCATCGATGTACGAGATGAGCTTGTTCATCCGCGTGACGTAGCGGCGATCCTCGCCGTCCGAGTCGTCGATGTACCACTCGTCCAGCTCGTCGAGGATGTCCATCGACTCCTTGTCGCTGACCGCGAAGAGGATGAAGTGTTCCTCGGGCGTTGACTCGTGGATGCTCTCCACGGTGCGCCTGATGTTCTGCGGTCGGTTCAGGGACGGCACGAGGATGGCGCATGGCAGGAGGTTCTCAGTCTCCTTCCAGATCGTGCCCGCCGCGACCATGGGGCGCAGGATGAGCTCGTCCACGGCCTCCTTGACCGTCGTGAAGTAGTCGTGTCCGCAGAGCAGTCCACCAGGAGCGAGGAGGGGTCTCCAAGCCTTGATGTCGGCCTTCACTGACTCCGTGTCGTGGGCTCCGTCGATGAAGATCATGTCGAAGGTCTCGCCCGCCTTGGCGAACATCGCTGCTGCCTCGACGGACTGCATCCGGGCCGGGATGATGTTCTCGGCAGCGTTCTTCTTGAACTCCTCCCAGAGCCAGTTCTCGTCGTGGGACTTGAAGTCCGGGTCGAAGTCGGTCTCAGGCGACCCGAGAAAGGTGTCCACGGCGTAGACCACGCCAGCGGTGTTGTCGGACAGGGCGGCTGTGCTGCGACCGCGCCACGACCCGACCTCGAGGATGCGACTGTGGCGTCGTGCCTGGCGGGCCAGCCAGGTCAGTTCCTCGATGCTCATCCAGCCTACGATGGAGTCCGCCCGCTCGATCATTCCAGCCACCTGGGATGAGGGTAGTAGTGGTGGATTACCTTCGGCACGAAGACCCATCTCCTTCCATCGGCTGCGATCCGGTTGTGGAGGTCCCAATCGAGCGACACCTGTCGCGAGACGCATGCTGGATCGTACCGGTAGTTGAGGCTCGCCCTGATGATCTCGGCACCGCTTGCCAAGTTCCCACCGGCCAAGGGCTCGCTGCCGATGAGCTCGTTCCAGTTGTCCGGCCTGTGCTTCAGCGACTGCCCGTAGGCGATGTCGTAGTCGTCCTCCGTGACAGCGGAGAGCAGGACCTCGACATGGTCGGGAGTCCACTCGTCGTCGTCATCGAGGGGGCAGATCCAGTCTGAGGTCGCCATCTCGAGGCCGTAGTTGCGGGCCTTGATCCCGGCCAGCCACCAGCGTTCGTCGCGGTGGTCCGGGTACTCGTCCCGGCGAAGGTTCCAGAACCTGATCCGGCTGTCGCCCAGAGAGGCGATCGCCTCCCCTGTCTTTCTCTCCGTCCCGTCCCCAACAATGACGATCTCGTCCACCGGGACGGTCTGGCGCATCACGGATGGCAGGGACCCGTCGATCAGGAGGCGCGTCCTGTTGTAGGTGGAGATCACGGCCGAGACGCTCAACGGAACGTCTCGCTCTCCTTCCAGAAGACCCTGGGCTCCCACCCGGGAACTTCGTTGTGGCCGACATAGGCGCGGGCATCGCCGTAGCGGTCGGGTCCGTGGACGTAGGAGAGCCCGAGGTAGTCGACGATCTCGAGGACGGTCACCACGTTCGCGGAGCCACCCCCGACATCCCATGTCCTGTTGAGGTAGGTGGCCGGACTGGAGATCTGGAGAAGCAGGAGCTCGACGTAGTCTGAGACATGCAGGAGATCCCGCACCTGGAGCCCGTCCCCGTTGACCGTGACCTCGATGTTCTCCCGCGCAGCCCGCAGGAACCAGGCAATCCAGCCCGACTCGTAGGATCCCTCCTGCCCGGGACCATAGATCGTGCCCGGACGATTGAGGACCAGAGGGAAGCCGTAGGTCCGTGACATCTCGCTGGTCCACGTCTCGACCATCTGCTTGGCTGCCCCGTAGGGAGTCGATCCGTCCCTGGCCTTGACCGAGCTCGTGACGAGAAGCGGGACCTTCAACTGCCGGGCGAGCTCCGAGACGTTGGCGGCGGTGACGACGGTGTCCTTGAACGTCGCGAGCGGGTTGTGGATGCTGCCCAGCGTCGAACAGGACGAGGCGAGGTGGACGATGACATCGGGGCGGTGGTCCGCGAAGTAGGGCACCCACATCGCGACCGTCAGGTCGTGGCCTGTCTGGCGATCGGCCTCGACGACCTCGATGTCGCGTTCCTCGAGGGCTCTTACGAGGTGCTTTCCGACGAAGCCGGCAGAGCCGGTGACGAGGACTCTCACCATGCACGCATCCATTCTTGCGGCCCGTTCCCTTCCGCAATCCAGTGCGGAAGATCGCCGCCGTAATCCCAGAGTGGAGTCTTGCCATCAACATGAAGATGGCGGGCAGGGTAGTCGGAACCGATCACATCAGAGATCGAGGCCAGCTCCTGGTGAGACTGGCGCTTGAGCTTCTCCTTCCGGCGCTCGGGATTGCCGAACCACGAGAGATGCCAACCGGCTTCATCAATGTGCGTGAAGTGCCAGCGCACCTCGCGGATGGCGTTGACGTCGATCCCCATCTCGCGCTTGCGACCAATCACCGAGCCTGCCCAGGTGCCAGGGAACCAGAGCTTCGTGGAGTACATGAGCATGGTCATCGACATGACCTTGGGCTCCCCATCGAAGCCCTTCACGACGTAGCGGCGAGGGATCTCGTCCACGTCTCCGTAGATCAGGATCGTGTCGTCGGGTAGGTCTGCGAGGAGCCTGCGAGCCCCGTTGCGCTGGACGCTCTCGCGCCACCAGTTGTCGATCGTGCCCGGAGTCATCCAGGGTCTCTCGAGGACCGGACCGGTGGGCCCGGTCATGTCCACTTTCATGACCTCGAGGGGATAGTCCCTGAAGCGGTCCAGGTTGTCCGAGAGGTGGAACCTCTTGGGGATCCCGGTGAAGGAGGTGTTGCCCTCGACGGCGATGAAGCGATCCACGATGCCCGCCAACTGGTAGAGGTGGCACTCCAGCATGTCGAACTCGTCATCGAACATGAAGACGTCCACGATCACCCCAGGAGGCCCTCCGCCAACAGAAGGGCGTAGTAGTAGGCGACGGTCTTCTTCACCCCCGACTCGAGAGCCGTGAGATCGGAGATCCCGAGGGGTTCAAGGGTAGAGGGGTCACCCACGACCACCGACTTCTCGTCCTCCCCCGAGCGCATCGGGAGATGGGTGATCTCGACGTGCTTGCTGGTCAAGGCCGAGACTTCACCGGCCACGATGGCGGCGATGTCGTTGACGGTCGTCTGGCGTCCGGTCCCGGCCTCGTAGGTAGCGAGATGGGCAATGGGATCAGCCGCTGTCTTATCGAGGGCCGCGACGAGGATGCGGGCGACGTCCCCGACCCAGATCATGTCCATGACCTGGCTTCCGTCGCCGTAGATCTCGATCGGCTGGCCGGTCAAGGCCCGGCAGATGAAGCTGGGCATGATCTTGCGGACCTTGGAGGGTCCGAAGGGGGCTGCGGCGGCCTGGCGGGGCCCGTAGGCGTTCAGGGCGCGGACGACGGTCATCCTGCTGCCCCGGAAGCGGACGAACATCTCCACGAACCTCTCGACCGTGTTCTTGGTGATCGAGTAGGTGTTGTTCATCCAGAAGTTGCCGACGGCGATGTTGACAAGCGGGATGTCGTACTGGGCGCAGGCCTCGAGAACGTTGAGCCCGCCTACGATGTTCGTTTCCGCAGCAGGGCGAGGGTTCTTGATCGTCTCCTGGGTACCGAGTACGCCAGCCAGGTGGATGACGCCATCGGCGTGGGCCACAGACTCGGTGACCGCAGTAGCGTCCCGGATGTCTCCGAGGACGAGCTGGGCTCCTGCTGCTGGCTCACGGTACCGAGTGTCGAGGACCGTGGAGTGGTATCCACGTTTGGCGACCTCCTCTACGACGTAGCGGCCGATGAACCCGTTGCCACCGGTTACGAGAACTGTCTTCACGACTTCCTCCGCATCCAGAAACTGCCCGGGGACCACGACGGCTGGTAGGTCGTGAACGTCTTCTCGAGGACCTCCGGGATTGTCTTCTGGGCATGATGAGATGAGAAGAGGACCGACCACTCGGGGTTGGCCTCCATGAACACTGCCAGGGCATCCTGCTCGTCGTAGTGCCGCTCGGGCCATGGGTAGGGGTCGGGCAGGAAGATGTCGTGGAGGTGGACCCACACGCCGTCCGGCAGGGAGGGCAGGATCATCGTGAACAGGAGGGCCACGTCGGACCCCGGTTGCCAGATGTGGCTGCCGTCCACGAACAGGACGTCTCCTGGCTTCAGAGAGCCGATCGTGATCCCCGCCGCGCCCATGCGGTTGACATCGGGCAACCAGTCTGGCGGCGATGGATCGTAGGACTCAACCGCGCCGGAGCCGTTCTCGCGAAGGGCCTCGCGGATCAGGAGGGTGGACCAGCCCGCACCGATCTCGATGACGAGGTCGGGCTTCTTGTAGCGGATGACCGAGTACAGGACCTCGGCGTCAACGGGTCCCAGGAGGTCGTTTCCGAAGTGGAAGAGGCCGTCTCCGCCAGTCCGTTGACTGAAGGTGTCGAACTCTGCCCGAAAGGGCAGGACGACCTGGCGGATGAACGTCGCGTGCGACAGGTACTTCACCGTTCCTCCGTTGATGGGATGCAGGGGGGCGGCCTGGCCGACCGCCCCCCTGCCGATGACTACGCCTCGTCGTAGGAGTAGTTCACCGTCTGCTGCGTCCAGTTGCCCGGGCCCGCCGTGGAGGCGACGCCGAGCTGGAGGACGAGGTACTTGGTGAACACGCCCGTCTGGGCGGCCGTGTACTGGGCGAGGTCCCACGTGGCCTTGTTGCCCGAGGTGAAGCCCGTGGCATCCACGTTGGAGATGGTGGTCCGCGTCGAGGCCTGGTAGTAGGTCACGAACGCGCCCGTGAAGAACAGCGTGGTGCTGGTGTCCACGGTGCTGTTGAACCACACCTTGAACGACTGGACGTAGTTCGTCGGGGTGGCAGCGATCTTGAGGCGGACCCACTTCTCGTAGGAGTTGGTGCCCACCGTGATCGGGTTGGCCTGCCGGTTGGGAAGGTCATTCGTGGCGTTGTCGGCCGAGATCAGGTCGATACCTGTCACGGGAACGGTGATAGTCGGGGTAGACCCGAACGACACCGCAAGCTGGAGAG